CTATTGATTTCCATGTTCTCAATACTTGTCCCATATATCTATCTATTGTGAATTGTACTTCACTAGACTTATCTAGATTTACAAACAAGCAAACGTGTTCTTTTCTCCATCTTCTCTGCATAGAGTATAGATAGAAACAAAAGACTTTATTCATTTCACCATAGCTATATCCATCATTTAAAGACTCTACTATGTTATTAGCGAAATCTTCTCTAGATATTCTAAACATACCTAATTGAGATAATTGTTTTACTAATACAGATAGATCTTTAAAACTCTCTGGTTTATATTCTCTAACTGTATAGAAAACTAGTTTTAACAAGTTAGCATTAATAAACGGGCTTCTTCTAGCTAGATAGAAAAAGAATTTATCTTTGGAGTCTCTACCTTCATCATTTGTATATTGTAATATAGTATTCATTTTATTTTCCTTTAGTTGTTTGTTTGCACCTACTATTGTAGGCAATATAAGGCAATAGACTATAGAGAATTTTGGCGCGAGAATAAAAATTAAATAAGAAAAGCTAATCCTTGCCAAACGGCTCTATCACTCAAATAAGGATTGCTTATCGGGCATTTAGTAGGAAAACTTTTAATTCGACTAATTTTCACATCGGTTATAAATAGAGGCTTATTAAGATCCAAACAGCGGTTCTAAATAGCGGTGCAATATTGGGGGGTAGTCAGGTTATGTACAGCGTTATGCACAAGTCCGTCCGTCTCGCGCACGCCTCATGCCCACGTCACGTCCGCATCCGCCCCTATGTACGCTGGTGGGGGTGATCCTTTGAAGTTTGAGCGTTTGAGCGTTTTAAAATTTGAGCGTTCTAAGTTTTGAGCGTTTAAAAATAAAATGGAAAAAACATCTTGACTTCCATTCTTACCCATGAGATATTCGACTCTCAATCAGCTTGAATCCTAGCATTCAGGCCTAACACAACTAGAAAATCAATCACATGAACATATTAGACGTAAAAGACGCAACTAATGTAAATGAAGTATTGGAAGCTATAGGTGCAGGAGATAATTACTCCGAGCAACTAGTGGCTACCAGAAATGGTGAAGGCCAACCCGTTATGATGGAGAAGTATAAAGCTATCCTCGACGGCAAGGGTCAACCAATCTGCATTAACAATGAATCCTATTCTCTGCTACAACCCATCGAAGCTTTTGCATACGCTGATGATGTAAGGGCAGAGTTCAACGCTGAGTATCATCAGGCTGGTTTCATCGACAATGGTAAAAAGATGTTTATCAAGATGAAGATGCCAAACGCACACGTAGTGCAGACTCCGCAACAAGTGGGTGATCCTCTTGATTTTGAAATCAATCTCTGGACAAGTTTCGATGGTTCAATGCCAACTGACTTCTCCTATGGTTGGGTTCGCCTTGTTTGCAGTAACGGAATGACAGCTTTCCAAGCAGAGAAACGTGCTAGGGTTCGTCATACCAAGAATCAACGTACAAGGCTCGAAATGGCTGTAGCTTCAATTACTGGAGTTAAACGTACAATCACCCACAATAGCGCACTATTCAACAGGTTAGCTAACGTGCAAATAACTGATTCCAAAGTTGATGATCTACTAAAGAAGTGGTACTCAGGTCATTCTACTCGCACACAAAACACCAGAACCCAACTGCTTAACCTTTATCGTAATGGTCAAGGAAACAACGGACGGACTGCTTGGGATTTGTACAATGCGGTTACTGAGTATCAGACTCACCATGCTACATATCGGGGTCAAGATGATGCTGGTATGCAGGATGAAAACAGATTCATAAGTCTCAATGTTGGTCGAGCAAGAGAATTTCAGACTAATGTGCTTGCAGACTTAGAAGTATTAGCTAACAACTAGAACCAATCAATCTCAAAGGGGTTCAGTCTTGTAGGGCTGTTCCCCTCTTTTTTCAATGAACATATTCATATTAGATTACAATCCAACCAAAGCAGCAGAATTCTATTGCGATAAACATATACCCAAAATGTGTACTGAACTCTCTCAGCAGCTATCTAGTGCAGTCATAAGGCACGGAGCAACTGAAGATCAATTACCTCTTACAAAGAGCGGTACACCAGTAAAGGGAGGCTATCACCATCATCCTTGTACTGTTTGGTGTGGTGAGACTAGCTCCAACTTTATCTGGGCTTGCCATCACGCTATTGAATTATGCAGACAGTTCACTAAGCGATTCAACAATACTCACTTCTGTCAAAAAGGTATTGAGCAACTATTTAATTTGTGCAATTTGATCCCATTCGGTTCACATACTCCTTTTGCTCTAGCTATGCCCGATGAACTACGCAGTAATGACGCTGTAGAATCGTACAGAAACTACTACAGAACCAAACCTTTCGCCTCATGGGAAAAAGGTGTACCACAACCCTCTTGGTTTTAATGATATGAGCCAGAAAGTATTTGTATATGGAACCCTACGCAAAGGACATGGAAACCATCATGTGATGGAGATGTCTAAAGGTGTCTTTAAAGGTAAAGGTGTTACAAAGAACAAATTCATGAGTGATATGACGTTTGTTCCCAAAGTGTATAAGTATGGGTGGCCAAACCATTCTACTAAACACATCGAAGGTGAACTATATGACGTAGAAACCATGAGATATATGGATTTACTTGAGGGACATCCTAATCTGTATCGCAGAGAGGTGACTCCCATAAAGTTAGAAAACGGAAGTGTGGACAATGCTTGGCTATACTTCTACAACCCAAGGAAAAAATAATGCCGTACTACAACAAAGAAGAAAATAAACTAAAGGATGATGACGAATTATTCATCCCCATCAAAGCTCCAGTATGGAAAGCAATCAAAGACAGATGTCCTAAGTGTGGAGCTAAAATGATAAATGTTAAACACTACGTAAGCAGGTACTCTGATGAAACTAAAGGTAAATTCATACAAGATATTTGCCCTGTTTGTCACCATACCGATAACGGAGAGTTCAAAGAATGAATCGTATGTGGCACTTAGAAGAAATAATTAGAATGAATCGTGCTGAAATTAAGAAGGGCATGATTCGCCAAACTTACAGAGATATAGAAAAGGAAGAACAACATGAGTTGGAAAACAGAGCAAGAAAGGCTATACAGCAGAGAACTACTGGACAAAGCTTGTCAGGAGTTTCTAAACAGGAAGAACAAGTTTCTAAACGAGACGATGAACAGGGAAGAACGATTGAGGCTGTTTGCCGAGTCAACCCAATCAAGAGTCGCAGAGGACTTCGGAATACATAGATCAACATTTAGCAAGTATTATAACGAAGTTTTCAAATATGAAAATGGCACTTGAGAGGTACGTTGAAAAATTAGAAATAAGTACAATAGGTAAACTTGCTCGTTTAGATGAAGCAGTAATAGGTGTTACCATAGGTTCTGACCATGATGGAAAACCTAAAAGATTCATCTACGACATTGAAAAAATGATAGACGAAATTGTAGCAGAAAGTACTGAAGAATATCTAGAAGAAGAAATGTCAGATTTTTTAACTTCTTTGATTTTACAAACTCACGAAAGGGCTGGTGAATTAGCTCCAGTTTTCGTTGTAACGATAAAATAATGCCAATAACACTACTAGACAATACAGAAGAAACAGCAATAGGAATAGAAAACACAATAGAAGGAATCATAGTCAAAACCAAGTCTGGAAAAGACATCATGTTAGGCAACATAAGGACTAACAAAAAGTTTGAAAGATTCCTTATACAACAACTCGATGAAACAAGAATCTCTAAATGAAGAAATGCTCATGTCAGGACGTAAAAAGTTCTGGAATAGCATTTTGAAATCTAGAGAATCAAGTCTAGAGGGAAGGGTGGGTTACGGACAAGAAATCCTACGTCACGTAATGCCACCCTACCTCAAGGCGTTTGATGAATTTAAAGACAGCTTAGAGTCATTCAGAGCACCCTCTCAACTCAACTACTACAGAGTCATTCATTGTCTCCCTTCTCCAGTAATCTGTTACTTGGCATCGAAGGTCATAGTAGACTGTATTTCAAAATCTTTTAGCCTTAATAAGACCTGCTTAAAGATAGGAATGAGGATAGAAGACGAAATCAGGTGGGTTCAAGTGAAGAAAGAGAATCCTGAGTTGTGGAAGGGTGTTCAAAGCTACAACAAAAAATACAGCAACTCCTACGACTACGTGAGACAAGGGTTTAGGTCAGCTTTGAAAAAAGCAGGGATGGAGTGGAGACTTTTCAGAACGACAGAGAGAGCAAGTGCTGGCTATGTCATGCTTGAAATATTCCGTAGGTCTACTGGCCTAATAAAATATATATATTTATACGAAGAAGGTTTAAAAGGTTCTAAAGGTGTTTCAAGAAAGAGAATGTATGTTACTCCTACAGAGAAGACATTAGAATGGATTAAGAACTTTAATTCTTCTAAGGAATTCTTTAAACCAGATTTCTTACCTTCAGTTAAAAAACCTAAAGATTGGTTAGGTCTATTTGAAGGAGGATATGATTTAGATAATTTATCTTTGGTAAAAGACAGATACAGAGGAAACTCTAAATCCTTAGAGAAGGTTATGTCTTCTACAAACTTAGCTCAATCTACAAAATGGAAGATCAATGAGAAGGTTTTAAGAATTGCTAAATACTGTTGGGAAAAAGGAATCAGCATGGGATGTCTTGTTGATTCTCAGCCAGAACCTTTACCTCCAGAACCAGACTTCAAAGATGAGGAAGCAAAAAAGAATTGGAGAAAACAATGTGGAGCAATCTACAAGAGAAATCATTTGTCTAAAGCCAACAGGATTCTGATAGCTAAGACTTTGAGTGTTGCTGACAAATTCATTGACCAAGATTTCTACTTCCCCTGCCAACTAGATTTCAGATCAAGACTTTACTACCTTCCTACACCTTTGAATCCTCAAGGAACAGACTTAGCCAAGTCACTCCTACAATTCTCAGAAGGACACAAGCTGGATACTGATGAAGCTGTACGCTGGTTCTTTATCCACGGAGCAAATTTAATGGGTCAGGACAAAAAGACCTACGAAGAACGAATCAATCACATAAAGGAAAATCATGAAGAAATTATCAAACTTGCGGAAGATCCGATACGCTACATGGCACTATGGCAGGAAAAGGCAGAAGATGTCTGGAGGTTCCTCGCATGGGCTGTTGAATATTCATCTCTCTGTAAGAATCCTGAGTGTTTTGTTAGTCATCTCCCTATACACGTTGATGCTACCAATAACGGCTTACAAATTCTGTCGCTCTTGTCTGGGGATGTCGAAGGAGCGGAAGCCACAAACGTAATTGAATCTGGTGACAAGGTAAGGGACATCTACCTAGAAACAGCAGAAAGGGTTCAAGAAAGACTTAGAAGTGAAACGGACGATAGGTATGTCCAATATGCAGACAAGTGGCTTCAGATTGGAATTTCTAGAACCTTGATGAAGAAGCCTGTTATGGTTGTCCCTTACTCTGGAACCTTCCACGCATTTTCCAAGAGCTTCATGGACTTCTTGAACTCACAGTCTGTAGAGCATTTCCAAGACAAAGTGAAAGCTTGCAATTATCTGTCTAAGATTTTTGTCGAGGTCATTGGTAGGGTCATTCTCAAACCAGTAGCTTTAATGGATTGGTTTAAATCAATAGCTGACCAGTTCACATCTTCTGGCATTGCTATGGATTGGCAAACACCTTCAGGATTTTTAGTCACCCAAGATTACAAGAGCCAAAAGCAGATGATGGTTCAGTCAAGGGTAGGTGAGAAATTAAAATTCATACGTTTCTCAGAAGACCAACCAGAAAAAGACTCTAGAAAAATGCGTAATGCTGTATCAGCAAACATCGTCCACAGTCTTGATGCCTCCATCCTCCACTTGGCTGTCAATGCGTGCGCTAGAGCAGGAGTAAAGGATTTTTCTCTGGTACATGATAGCTTTGGGGTACACGCAAAACACGTCCAAGTACTCCAAGATGCTTTAAAAAATGAAATTATTTCAATATTTTCCCTTGACTTACTCAAACATTGGGTTCATAAATGGGAATACAAACTAGGAAAAGAACTAGGAGAGTTTGAAAAAGGTCAGCTAAAAATTGACCAACTTTCTGAATACTTTTTCTGCTAACACAAAACTACAACTAGAAAATCAATCATGTCTAATACAATTATTACACCCTCTGGTATTGCTCGCTGGCCTTGGCTAACCGAACCTAATACAAAGTTCAATGAGAAAGGTACATACTCTTGTGACCTAATCATTTCTGAAGAAGAAGGTAAGGTTCTTGAAAAAGAAATTAAGAAACGTCTTAAAGTTTTCTATGACCAGCAGTTGCAGTCCACAGGTAAATCAAAACTTAAACTAGCTCAGTTGCCGATTCGTGCATTCGATGATGAAGAAGGTGACTACGATGACAATCGCTGGCTAGTACGTGCAAAGCAAGATGCAGTATTTACCAATCGCTCTAAAACAAAAGAGTACAAAGCTAAGATCGTCCAGTACGACAGTAAAAAGAATGTTGTCCATGAAAAGATTGGCAACGGATCAATCCTAAAGTTAGCGGTTGAGCCTTACTTCTGGTACACTCCTTCTCTGGGTGTTGGTTGCAGTCTGCGATTACAAGCTGTACAAATTCACGAACTCAAGTCCTATGAAGGGCCAACTAAAACCGAAAGCTTTGGATTCACCTCCGAGCAAACTGGTTTTGTTTCCGATGGAGAAGACTTGGAGTTTGAGGAAGATCAAAATTCTGAAGAAGCTGAAGTGTTAGCTGAATCTGATTTCTAACCTAGTAGTGTGTTACTATCGGTATGCTAGATGTGAAACTCCATGAGTATTAACTCTAGAGCTAAAGGGGCGAGGTTTGAGCGGCAAGTAGCGGAGTACCTACGGGGACATGGTTACGAAGCTAGGAGAGGACAGCAGTATTCTGGTTCTCCAGACTCTCCAGATGTTGTCTCAAACTTCCCCCTTCACATCGAAGCAAAAGCTGTGGAGAAACTGAATCTTGAAAAAGCTTACGAGCAAGCTGTGAAAGATGGTGGAGAAAAACCTCCATGCGTGATCCACAAGAAAAATAGAAAACCACTAATGATTACACTACAGTTAGATGACTTTATCGAACTTATCAGAACCACTAAAGACCCACCTTCCGTGTGAATCTTGTGGTTCTTCAGACGCACTAGCAGTCTATCCTGACCACACCTTTTGTTTTAGTTGTGGAGAATGGAAACCGACAGGAGAAACTATGGAAGAAGAACACATACAGCAGGACACAAACTTCAACTTTGTAGATCATCAAGCATCCTTCAGTCGTAAACGTAAACTAAACAAAGAAACCTTTATCAAGTTCGATTCTGGACTAGGTAAGACTTCAAAGGGTGACTGTCAGGTTTACGATTATTTTGACAACGATAAGAATCTTGTTGCACAAAAAATAAGATACAAAGGGAAGAAGTTTGAAATACTAGGTGACTTTAAAAAGGTCAATCTATTCGGACAACATCTTTGGCCTTCTGGTGGAAAGAGAGTTGTCGTAACAGAGGGAGAGATCGACGCAATGACCATCTCTCAAATCCAAGATCATAAATGGCCAGTAGTCTCAGTACCTAATGGTGCTCAAGGGGCTAAGAAAGCGGTAGCCAAAAATGTAGAATGGTTAAACACATTTGAGCAGGTTGTCTTTTGTTTCGACAATGACGAGCAAGGGGTAAAAGCTGCGAGTGAATGTGCTGCCATACTACCAGCAGGTAAGGCTAAGATTGCCAGCACCACTCTCAAAGATGCTAACGAAATGTTAGTCAATGATAGGGAAGCTGAACTCATTGACATACTTTGGAGAGCAAGAGATTGGCGACCAGATGGAATCATTGATGGTCAAGACTTGTGGGAAACAATCACAACCACAGTCGAATCTGAATCCATTCCTTATCCTTGGTTGCAGATGAATGAACTGACTCACGGATTACGTAAAGGTGAATTAGTTTTAATTGCTGCTGGCTCTGGAGTTGGTAAGTCTCTGGTTTGTAAAGAGCTAGGACACCATCTGGTCACTAACGGAAGAAAGATTGGATACATCGCTCTTGAGGAATCAGTAAGGAGAACAGCTCTAGGATTCATGGGACTCCACTACAACGAACCTCTTCACTTGAAGACTGTGGATGATTGGAAGGAGTACGAAGAAGGATTTAAAGCTACTGTTGGTAGTGGGAACTTCTTCTGCTTTGACCACTTCGGTTCTTTAGATTCAAACAACTTATTCAACAAGATCAGATACATGGCAGTTGCCTGTGAGTGTGACTACATATTCTTAGACCACATCTCTATCGTAGTATCTGGAATGGAGAATGGGGGTTCGGATGAGAGAAGGGCAATCGACAGAATCATGACTCACCTACGTCAACTTGTTGAGGAACTTGGGATTGGAATGATCCTAGTATCTCACCTAAGAAGAATAGATGGAAGGTCACATGAGGAAGGGGGAAAGACTAGCTTATCACACCTAAGAGGATCACACAGTCTTGCCCAACTATCCGATATGGTTCTTGGTCTTGAGAGAGATCAACAGGGGGATGGTGACGAGAGAAACATAACAGTCGTTAGAGTTCTCAAGAATCGCTACAGCGGTCAGACAGGAGTTGCTACAGCAGTAAGATATACTGAGGAAACTGGCAGACTTACTGAGTATGACCTAAGTGGTAGGTTCGATGAGGACGAAGATGAAATACAGAAACAATTCAACAGTTAATACAATGTTAAAGGAAATAGCGCAACACTACGGAATAGAAACATACCAAGCACGTAAGGCTCTGGAAATTGTCATACAGAACTTGCAGGTATTCGATAAGAAACAGAAAGACTACGGCCCATATAATATATGTGGCAACCCTCACCCTGAACTTGGAGTAGCTTTTAGGTCAGGTGACAAGGTGAACAGATTGATGAATCTTTTTCTAAAGTCTGACGAACCAGTACATGAGAGCGTCCTAGATAGTTGGATTGATTTATCTAATTACGGATTGATAGGACAGATGCTTCACAAGGATGTCTGGTTAGAAAAGGAAGAACCTAAACCAGTTACAGATTATCGTAACTTTGACAACGTACCCTCAACCCCTCAGCACTAATGATATTCGATATAGAAACTGACGGATTAGAGGCTACCAAAGTTCATTGCATTGGAGTTATCCACGATGACGGAGTGCCTGAGTTATATGGGCCAGACAGAATTGAAGAGGGACTAGATGCTCTGGGTAAAGCCGATAAGTTAATTGGACACAACATTATCAACTACGATTTACCAGTTCTTAAAAACTTATTTAATTTTAAGAAACGTAGAGTCATTGATACCTTGGTACTGTCTAGGGTAATTGAAACTAACTTGTATGATAGAGATGCACTAGACCAGAAGATACCCAAGAATATGTTTGGTTCTCAAAGTCTTGCTGCATGGGGTCATCGACTAGGAAACCATAAACAGGAAATAGAAACAGATTGGTCTGAATACACAGAAGAGATGGGCAAGTATTGTCTCCAAGATGTAGCAGTAACCAAAGAACTGTTTAACTATTTGATGTCTAAGGATTTCCCTAAGAGTTGTCTCCTTCTTGAACACCAGTTTGCCCACATCATGCAGTCACAGATGGAAAGGGGATTCTCTTTTGATTCTGATAAGGCTAATGAACTGGTTGCCAAGTTGCAGTCTGAACGGATAAGGGTGACTAAGAAGCTACAAGAACTATTTCCACCTGAGATTGAGAAGACTAATACAGTCAAGGGCTGGAAGATTGAGGTGAATGGTGAAGAGGTGGTAAAGAAGACCAAAGGAGCTATCAAGGAGTGGCTTAAGGAAAACAAACTAAAACAGAATCTAGCTAATGATGCGGTAAAGATTGTGGGTGGAGTAAAGGAAACACCTTTCAATCCATCATCAAGAGTTCAGATAGAGAAAAGGTTTGTGGAGAAGTACAACTGGAAACCTAAAGTGCTTACCCCAAATGGTCGTGCCAAAATTGATGAGGCAGTATTGAGAGGATTGAGTTTTGAAGAAGCACCAGTATTGATGGAGTATCTTCTGATTCAAAAAAGACTTAGCCAAATTGCAGAAGGTAATGAGGCATGGACAAAACTTGAAAAGGAAGGACGTATCTATGGACGCATTAATTCTAATGGAGCTTTATCTGGAAGATGTACTCATTCTAAGCCTAATATCGCTCAAGTACCTGCTAACAATTCTGCTTTTGGTGGTGAGTGTAGAGAATTATTTAAAGCATCCGAAGGATATGTCCTTGTTGGGTGTGACGCTTCTGGTCTTGAGCTACGTTGTCTTGCTCACTATCTTTATCGCTTTGATGGGGGATTATATGCAAAGGAAGTTGTGAGTGGTGACATCCATACTCTCAATCAGAAAGCAGCAGGACTACCCAACAGAGACGAAGCTAAAAGATTTATCTATGCTTACCTCTATGGTGCTGGTGATGAATTGATTGGTAAGATTGTTGGGGGTGGAATCAAGGAAGGTAAGAAGATTAAGAAAGAGTTCCTTGCCAAGACCCCTGCTCTCAAAAAGTTAAAGACTCAAATAGATTTAGCTGTTGATGCAGGTAGACCATTGATAGGACTTGACGGAAGAAAGCTCAACATTCGATCAAAGCACTCAGCGTTAAACCTGCTACTTCAGTCTGCTGGTGCGGTCATAATGAAGAAAGCTACAGTTAATCTGAATGAATTATTAAACCAACAAAAGGTACAAGCTTACAATGTTGCCCACATCCACGACGAAATCCAACTTGAAACACTTCCAGAAGAAGGTGAAAGAGTTGGCACACTTGCAGTACAAGCAATCCAAAATGTTACAAGAGATTACAACCTTAAATGCCCTCTTGATGGGGAGTATAAAATCGGAAACAACTGGAAAGAGACACACTAATGAGAGCAAAGAGAGTATTATTAATTGATGGGGATGTAGTAGCTTACAAGACAGCTTGTGCTACTGAGAAGGCAACGCATTGGGGAGATGATATATGGACTCTCCATTGTGATGCTCAAGAAGCTAGAGGCTATGCCGAAGGTTTAATGATGGACTATCTAACTGAGCTTGAGGCAGATGAGTATAGGATTGCTCTGTCTGACATCTCAAACTTTAGGAAGAGAATCAATCCTGACTACAAATCAAACAGAAAAAACAGAAGGAAACCTTTATGCTACAATGAAATCAAATTGTGGATGAGAGTTTCCCAAGGTGCTTGCATACTACCAACTCTGGAGGCAGATGATCTTTTAGGGATATGGGCTACCGAAGATACTACTGAAGATAGAATAATTGTTTCTATAGATAAAGACTTCCAGACCATTCCTTCAAAGCGTTGGAACCCAGATAAACCTGAAGAGGGAGTATTGCAGCAGACAAAAGAACAAGCTAATTACTTTCATTTAATCCAAACTTTAGCTGGAGATTCTACTGATGGTTATACTGGAGTTCCTAGAGTTGGGCCTGTTACAGCAGACAGAATACTAGGTGGAGAATGTTCTTGGGAAAAAGTTGTAGAAGCTTACGAAGAATATGGATTAGATGAAGATGTGGCATTGATGAATGCAAGAATGGCACGTATATTAAGAAATGGAGAATGGAAATTAACAACAGGAGCAAAGCTATGGACACCACAAAACCTACTGGATTAGACAATTTTCCTAACGTAAATGAATTAATGGTTAAAGAGCTTGACAAATTGTTTCCCCTGCGTTCACCTGACGTATCTTGGCCCGAAAGAAGGATATGGATTGAAGTAGGTCAAAGAAGAGTTATAGATTTTTTAATTGAAAAAATGAAGGAGCAGAACGAAAATGTGCTTGCCTAGACGTAGTAATCCACCTATACCCCCACCCTCACCTGTTGCCCCACCTCCAGCTCCAGCAGCTAAACCAGCAGAAGTTAAGAGTGCTTCTTCTTCAGGTGCTATGAGAAAAAAGAGGCGAAATAACCAACGAAATCCATTTTTAATTAGTAGGAGGTCTACTTCATCCACTTCAATTCCTTCTTCTGGAACAGCATCAAACACCCCTTATTGACATGGCTTCAAACCAACTCGCACAACTGCAACTATTATCTAATGCTTCTGCCAATACTACTGGAAGTGAGTTCAAAGCTTCTCTAGGTAGAGGGTTTACTTTTTATATTGAAGCATCTGGAACACCTAATGCTACTGTAAAAATCCAAGCTAAAACTCCTAAAGGTAATTGGGTAGACATTGATGTTCAAACTGTAACATCTACTGATCCCATCATTATTCAAGACGGAGACGGACAGTACATATCACTAAGAGGTTTGTTACTGAATTATAGCTCTGGCACGTTTGATGTCACAGCCACATTAACTTGTTAATATGTTACAGAAGTTAGTATCACTCTTAAAACCTTCAGCTTATACGCAGAGCTTCCCCAATAAAATAAATGTTGGAGGTCAGATGCTATCCAATGTCATTGAGCTGCTACCAGAAAGTAGTGATGATGGCCCTGAGAATGGGATGCTAACTGAGAATAATAACTTGTTAAAAACTGAGAATAATAATTACTTAATTTGGGAGTAGTACAATAAAATGCCTGACAAAAAAATATCACAATTAGCTGAATTAAATGCTAAACCTGACTCCGCAGATTATTTGCCAGTTGTTGATGCTGGAGGTACTGCTACCACTAAAAGGATTACAGTAGCCAACCTCTTAAAAGGGGATCAAACAGATGTAAATATTACTGGAGGTTCAGTTTCAGGCATTACCGATTTAGCTGTAGCTGATGGTGGAACAGGTTCAAGTACAGCAAGTGGAGCCAGAACCAACTTAGGTTTAGCAATAGGTACAGATGTACAAGCCCAAGATGCCGAATTGTCAGCTATTGCTGGACTAACTTCAGCAGCAGATAAAGGAATTCAGTTTACTGGTTCAGGTACAGCAGGGACTTATGACCTAACTGCTGCTGGTAAAGCTTTGCTAGATGATGCTGATGCTGCTGCTCAAAGGACTACACTAGGATTAGGCACAGCAGCTACAAAAGATACTGGCACGGCTTCTGGTGATGTTGCTGCTGGAGATGACTCTAGAATCACTAATGCACTAAATAAAAATAATAATCTATCTGACTTACCAAACGCTAGTGCATCCAGAACTAATTTAGGTTTAGGTGATGCAGCAGTTTTAGACGTAGGTACTGTAGCAAACAGAATCTTACAACTAGATAGTAATGCTAAGATACCAGCAGTTGACGGATCGCAATTAACAAGTGTTACTGTTCCAACCTCTCAAATTGAAAGTGCAGTTGGTAAGTACAATAGGGGAACTGACAATAAACATTTAGGTGCGTTTCCAGATCAACCATTTAGAGGTGTAGATTCAGACTTTAGCGCATTCGTTAGGGTTCAAGATGATGTTTTGCAGGTCATTGGAAAAACAAGTACAACTACAATTTCTGTAGGTATTGTTCCTTACAACGACCCAGAAGAACCTGATATTGAATTTATCCTACCTAACACAACAAGAAGAGCATCTGCTTTTAGTGGAGATAGTGACGGAGTTAGTGCTAATAATCTTCCACTTTATCAACAACTACAAGCACCCGTAGGAGCTACTGGTCATCATCTTCTAATAGACGGAGGAACATTTTAACACTTAACTTAAATTAACTATGGCAACTGTATATATTGAAGTAGACTCTGGAGCAGCTAGTGGTTCCAACTTAGGTCAAGAATCTAACCCTTATCATTGGCCAACTGACCAAGCTGCGGCTGAAACTGCTGCTGGAGAAGGTGGTAAGATAATCATGCTTGATGGAACTTATACCAGCTTTCATGGCATGGCAGGTACAACTGATGATATTACGTATGAAGCCAAAAACTTCCAAGTTCCTATAGTTTCTGGAATAGTAATAGCAAATGGAACGACGAATGCCAACGGAACTGCCAAAATAAACAAATTAAGGGTTTCTGGAGGAATAAGCACAAATACAGCTAATGTAGACGCTCAAGACTTAATTTTTAATGATTGTACGTGGACCAACAAAGCTAATAACTGTCAAGCAGACGAAGCAATACAAACCTACAATCGTTGTACGTTTCCTTACGGAGCTTACTTTCAGATAACTTCCCAAAAAATAAGACTGTTTAATTGTTCTGTTTATCAACCTGATGTTTCTAGGCTAAACGGAAATAATCAAACGATTTACGCTAAGAACTGCATATTTTCTTGCGTTTCCACAAATAATCAAAGTGGCGACATGGATTGGTTTGTTGGGCA